ATATATCGAGCATATAGAAACTTCTTTTATTTCAATATTCGTATTTTTGTTTTTCCAGGCTTTTTCGCTATAATTTTTATGAGAAATCAGACAATTATTAATTTCAAATAAATTCTCTTTATTTTGATCAAAATAAGACCCATTTAAAAATTCATAAATTTCCAATTATAAGAATCTCCTTCATTTATAAAATGCGTTCAATTTTTATTAGATATATTTAGTCGAACCTATATATATATATTGGGGAAAGAGATTTAATAGCTTATAAAAAAATAGGGCACTTAGTACCCTATCATTATTTTAATTATTTATACCCTTATAATTTCTACGGTCAAAATCACCTTCTTTTTTAGGTGTTGCCCAATCAGAAACTTTAGTGTAAAATCCTACCACTCTAGTTAAATAACCATCTGAAGGTATGGGCTTGCCACACTTAGGACATACTGTAAGTTTGCCGAACGAGTAGTGATCATTCTCACATATAGAGTAGACAGTATTCAAGGCAAAGTGTTCACATCCTTCTGCCATCGCTCTCTCTATAATATACTTTGTCTGCTCTGGGGTAACCTTCTCTCCCAATGAGTAGTGGACAATGCCACCACCTGTTAGTTTGGCTGCTAGTCTACCCTCTTCGTGGAACTTCTCAAATAGAGTAGCATTTTCCCATAGAGGCACAAACTGATTGGCATATAGAGTCTCAGGTACCTTATCTTCACCATAGATCCACCTATCGCAGTTAGCTAACTTATAACTCATAGATTCACCAGGTATCTCTTCTACGTTGAAGACGTTGTGTCTCTCTTTAGATAACTCTCTGCTTCTCGTATCAATGAACTCTACCATCTTACCTAAGTAGTCATCTTCTCCAAACCTCTTAGTTAGGTCTTGTGCTGCTTCATAGTAGCCCATAATACCGAAGGTGCTGAACATCTTATCAAGTTCAATCCAACCATTAGACATAAATGGCTGAACCCCTCTATCTATTAGATCTTTGATTAGGGCTCTATGAGCAACTAAGACATCAGCCGCTTCGTTCAATCTATCTCCGAGGATTCTCTTGTAGTCTTCGAAGTCCTTACACTCCAAAGCAATTCTTCTCATGTTGATTGTGAGTACTCTGTGCGAGCCTAGGCTTAGACCAGTACCACCAAAGCTGTTGACTTGACCTCCTAATTCAAAGAGATCGCTGTTCGATATAAGTCTACAGCAGCTTGCAACTTTTGGTCCGCTCGATACATAGATGTTATAACGAGGTGCGTCATGCTTCTTGCAGAACTCATCTAAGAACTTAGGATCTTCAAAGGAGTAAGTACCATCTTCGTTAGTCTTTCTAGAGATATTAACTGTACATACAGGGAACTCAATAGGTCGGCCATCATGTAGGAGGTCTCCTCTATCCATGACGTCACAATAGATATCCTGGATGTCTAGGATAACATTTACAACATAATCTAACCAATCCCCTTCTCCACAATCTTTCAAGGCTGCCTCAGGGACACCATCTACCATATCCTCTTTATCGAAGTACCAGCCCATATTATCAGCGCTTAAGATTCCCTTAATTTTAGGTCTATCGAAGACACTTATATTGGAGAACGGAGATTCTACGGCATTTCTAGATAGCATGTTCATGGAGTGTATAAACGACTGTAGGGCATTTTCAATATATTTTCTATACTCAGGATCCTGCAGATCTGTAAGGGTCTTATGTTCTCTATACAGCATAACATGAGCAATATCCAGGAAGAACGAACCAATAGCAATAGCCCCTGCTAGGTGATTAGACAACTGATGTACTGTCTCACATAGAGCATTTATGTAGGACACAACCCTATGAGGCATCCCACTAGGCAATGATCCCCAAGGTCTACCCTCATATACAAGCTTAGAGGCGTTGACACTATAACAATAAGGCTTAAGTATGTTCGTGCTGTCGGCGAGAGCTAGGGACATATCATACATTCTACCTGTTAAGTATTTAGCTCTCTTCTTGCCATACATATCCTTAAGTTTTCTATATAAGTATCTATAACCTACTAGCTTATTGATAGGCATAGCTGTTTCCGCAAACATACCTGTAATAGAGATATCACTCTTATTAGCATTTGTATCAACACTTGCATCTGAGATGCCTTTCTCAATAAGGGTTTCGAAGTTATTGATGAAGTCAAACCTATCTTTATCAAGTCCGTGCATCTTTAACATAGAGTCTACTACTTTGTCGTCTGTAACACCATAGTTTTCCTTCAAACTATAGGCCAATGTATTGCGTACTCTTTGTAAGGCTGCGTTAACCGAACTTGATGTAAACGAGTTATTGTTTTCCATATATAATTTCCTTCTATTTGTTTTCTTTTATGATATTTAGAGCCTCACTTGGACTAGATGGGTGCCCTTCGTAGATCTTATTGTCGCCTTTGCTTATAATTAGATATGGGACTCCCTTAATATTTAATTCAGGATGTTCCATTGCTTCTAGGTGCTCGAAGTCTACATCTTCCATACTTTCCAACTTCTTTGTCAACATTTTACAAGACATACAAGTTGGATTGCCATATAATTTTACTTTGATTTTTTCCATTAATATTTTTCACCTTTATGATTTTAATATAACCTTGCAAGTGTACTTTTATTGATAACAATACCCTCTTTTCAGAGGGCATTTATTGAGTAACTTAACAATTTATGTGTTACTTCTTCTCCTCTTCACCCTTTGGTTCTTCTTTAGATGCTGTACTTGCTATAAGATCATCTATCTGTTGCTGTGTTAGACCATAAGATAACAATACTGTATTGATGCATGATTTAGTCACCTTCTTCAATAACTTCATATCAGCATGCATCTGCCACACATAGATGAAGATATTATACAATATATAATCGCACCATATAGGAGCACCAATTTGTCCCAGAATTGGCTTGAAGATATTAGCGCCTACTAAGATACCTACTGCTGCAGCTGATAACACTTCTGCCACGAGGTAGTTTTCCCAAGTTTTAGCTTTACCTTTTCTAATCTGTTTCTTGTAGATTTCCATAATTGCTGCAATACCCATTATCTCGAACAACAGGAACGCAACGTAGATCATTACTTGTACTTTATTCATTCTCCATACCTCCATATATCGTTTTGATTATCATAGATTAAGTCTTTGTTGATAACATACATATTATTTGCATAAGTTTCCATTACTATTCTAGTAGCGTCTACAGCACTCAAGTCTTTAATATGAGTATCGCCTTCAATAGATTCAACACTATCTGCCTGAGTTCTTATATCTATTGGAGAACTTATAATACCGCCAGCTGCGTCAGCAAACCTTACAACATGATTAGCTAGTGCCGATCCTGCTAGGTATGGTAGTGAGGTATCTAAGGCCTTTAATGTTTTTACTTGTAGATATCCTCCTACTGTTAGGTTTCCGTCTACGTATGTACCACCTCTTAATATTGCCATTTATTGTATTCTCCCTTTTTAATTAGTTTGAGTACTCTTCTTGCAGGAACTCAGATCTTAGTAAGATATTCTCTTCTGATGTTGCTTTTTCTAGTTCAGAGCGTGATAAGTTATTATTATCATCGTAGCTATCCCCATATGTAGGAGTTACCCTATTAGCTACTTTATATGATAGATAGCTATTCTTAAGTAGATTTAAGTCTCTATCAGATAGGCCTTTATAACACCACCACAATCCTCTATACATTGCATCAGCTGTTATAGCTTCACCTTTGTCATTTACATAAGCGCCTAACATTATATTGTAGGTTATGTTATACTTATCATCCTTGATACTGCTATCCTTTTTGTCTGCGTCAGTTAGGGTATATTCTATAGTATACTCTTTAGCCGGGCTGTGATCGAAGCCTTCGTTTCTAACCCACAGAGTGATAGCTTTTTTAGATGCATGGTATTTTACTATTACTCTTTCCCAGGAGTTATACATATCTGATGCCTTTACCCCTGCTACATTTTGTATCTTACCTCCCACTACTATATTATCACCTTCGTAGCCATAAGTTAGAGATCCTATAGAGTCTAGGTATTTAACATTAGAGTTTTTGAATCCACTTACATACCTTGAATAAGATATTACCCAGCCATCTGTTAACTCAAAGATGTTCTTATTAGCATTAGGCAACATAAACGACATGAGGTGTCTTTTATTATCATTATCATTTAAGTAGGTGTAGTTGACAACCTTTGAGCTGTAATCTGATAGATGTGATTCCTCTACGCATACTCCCATTATACTCAACGTTGCATCTTTCACTGCCCTATGCTCTGCTGGCCAGGATATATACATCTTATAGTCCCCAGGTTCTAGATAGCTGGCCGAGGCATATCTCCTCCATGTTGGGTTTATTTCATATTCAGTATTACTGTAATTTGTACCTTTAGATGCTACTGCTACTTCCCTGGTATTTATGCTTTTTTCTACTATAGTTTGATAAGGATGAGCCGCAGAGTCTACTCTAATATTTTGGTTAGCATTGCTACCTTCGGCATAGATATGTATACCTCTCAGCCAACTCTCAGTGTTGCATTTAGCATATAGTGATACAATATACCAGTCTGCTTTGCTTACACTGAACCCTACATGATATACATAATCGTTTTTATCGTTTGTAGAGCTCCTGAGGGTCATTGCATCTTCCGTCTCCAGGAAGTTGTGTAGAGGTCTTGATATCTGCTCCTTTAAGTTGCCCACATTATACCAATTGTTATTTGATATCCAATAATTGTGTCTACGTATCCTAACTGTTAGTTTAGTATCTTTCTTGAAGATTTTGGTGATTGTAACTTTACCCGATCTATTGCAAGTATAGTCTGTTCCTCCTTTAAGAGTTTCAACTACACCATCATTATCATAGGTTATATCTACACCTAAGATTGTACTTGCGTTACTTAGGGTGTGACTTGTTACAGAGCCTCCTGCAGCTTCTATAGTAGTACTGTCTTCACTTACTTGAGTATACTTGGCTAGGTTAGGATTGTTGGTTGTTATGTGTTTGCCTCTGTAATCCCCCCAACAATTTCTATCATATAGACTCTTCTCTCTGAAGCTACTACCATTGTATAAGGATCCTTTAATTGGGATATCAGGGCTATTACCTAAGGTCTCTTTGCCTGTAAGTTTTCCACCTACCTGATACTCCTTTAAACTGAATCCTTGACAATTTTCAGGAGCGGCTGAGTAGTCCCCCTCAGATCCTAGTGGGAAGTAATATATATTTTCACTTCCTTCTAAGTCTATACAAGGTTTCTCGCAGAACATCCCAGGCATTGTCTTAATATATAATTCCTTGTTTTCCACAGAGCCAATCTGAACCCCGGGTATATCTTCGAGCTTGGCAGGTTCTATTATCTCTACAGGTTTAGCTTCTTTCTTTTTATTGGCTAAGTCTTCAATTAAGTCTTCTATGTCATAGAAGTTGCCACGTTTGAAGCTATCTCCTGTAAACCCATATTCTTTAATTGTAGTTGTTTTAATTCCTGTAGGCGTAGCTTTAATCAGTGTCTTAGCCATTTTTATTCCTATGCCTTCTTCGCGAAGATTACTGAGTTACTTTTATCATCCCAGTATATTATAAGTTGGTCATTTACAACTACTTCTGGTGTTTCTACAGTGCCTCTAGCTATAAGCTTGTTAGACTGTATCTCAGACTTTGCAGCACCTGTATCGATAACTACTGCCTTATCTCCCTCTCCTGCCTTTAAGTTTAGGCTGGCGGATGTTACAGTTGTAGACCCCTTTACTGTTGTTTCTAGAGTATCAGTCTCTACTGTAGTGTCTGTAGTATTAGCTTCTATAGTGGTCTTACTTAACTTAAGGGTTGTATTACCCACTGTATTATTGATACCTGCAGCAGCTGTAAGATTGATATTAGTATCAGAGGTTGTATCTATTGTAGAGTCTGGCTTAACTTCTACGCCTTTAGTACTATCCTTCCCTGCTAGTATCTTAACAGATCCTCTTGTTTTACCTTCACCCGCTGTACCTGTATAGATTTCGACGTCCCCAGAATTATCCTTCTCTATATTAGCAGATGCAATTTCTAAGTTTCTAGGTAGAGCGCCGTATTTTTGATTGCCCTCTATCTTACTAACATTTAGGATATCATTTCTAGATAAGTCAAGATTTGTGACTATTTTTATTGGAGTTTTGCTAGCCATTATTTATTTACTCCTTTATCATACTTGAAGCTTACACTGCCTCTTATTCTATAATATAGAGGTTCAGGAGAGTATATTTGTACTTCAGTTTTTCTATCATCCCCTAAATAGATGTTGTGTACGGGTGCTTCAATCTTGTATTCTATATTATCGCCTTTACTCTCGTCTTCATGTTCTTCTAAGGCCATAATATCACAATAGTTCTTAACATTATAATTGTTGTTATTATCCCCAAACAATCCATGCCTTATTGTTATTATAGCTCCTTTACCTTCCTCCGAGGATGCTACCTTTTTATCCTGATAGTCTGTGTGGTTTAGAGGCCAAGTCCATTCAATAGTGGGATTGAACCTAGCGAAGTTTAGGTGAATCTCTACTGAGGTTATCTGTTCCCCTAGCGTTGTATAGGATGTAACTACCCCTACTTGAGGTAGATTACTATATCCTACATTTCTACTAGAGTCGTCTGAGTCAGTACCCACCTCAACACCGGCAGGAGTATGTAATGTTAACTTGCCCTTAAGGTTGGTGGCACTCTTATAACCATACCCCTCAGTTGTCTTTGTGGTCTCACCAATGAACCAATATACAGGGGCGCCTATTAAGTTAGCTATGTCTTCAGGTTTTTTCCAATTGGTAGACCCCACAGCTTCCACAAACACTGATGTAGGATTATTTACTGTTAGATACCCTGTTTTACTTATAATAGCTTCAGTTGCTTCAAGTACATTTTCATCAGCTGTTCTAACAACGTCATTAACTACAACGCCAATTACATTGTCTATATCATCTGGGAACTTAGCGGGTGTAATGCGTGATGTACCTAGCCCTTCCTCGCTTGTAAGCTTAACTACTGTACCAGCATATAGACATACACTATTTGTTGGGGCTGCATTTATTATGCTACTATCTACCTTATATGTAGCATTTGTGTCTACAACATAATCTTTCCCTTTAATATGATACTTTAACTTATAAGGGGAGTTCTTATCTATCCAGATTTGACCATCTACTCTTGTGCTCATTTAATTTACTCCAACGTAGGGATTATACTATATACATCTTTTGAGGCAATGTTTATTGTATTTATTTGTGTTGTTCTATACTGTAAGTCGAAGCAACTTAGTATGTTAGCAGGATTGAATCCTCTATTAGCATAACTAAGCGTATCTACTGCGTTCCAGCCACTAGCTCCCTTTACATACTTTCTAAGTATTAGCGCTACGGGTATTATAATTGAAGTACTTTGTGGGTCTATAATATTCTCATGCCTCATCTTATTTATTATAAGAGGTATGATGTTCTTATTTGCCACTAAGTCTAGCATTCTATCCCTGTTGACGCAGCTTACATCTAGCGGTATTATTGGAGCTCCAATTGTTACTACTGAAGATGATGTAGGACTTGAGTATGCAGGATATGTGCTACTTGCATTATCTGTACCCTCTACATTATAGGCAGGATCCATCCAGTTAACCGTTGATGGACATTTTGAGTATACTCTATAACTATGTAGTTCTAACTTCTCATCCTCTGTATACATTTTCATTGTAGGGTCATTATAACTCTCAGATACTTCTAACTCTGAGTATCTTGATCTAGATGTTGCATATATAAGATCTGTTACTAGCGCTGATGGGTTCTTTTCCCCTGCCTCATGCACGTTCTTTAAAGCTACATCTATACTGCTACTTGTAACCGTTGGGATATCTATACTCTTGAAGTTTTGCTTATAGTAGGGTCCTACTCTGTATATTGTCCTATAATCCATCGCCTCATTATATACTCTATCTTCTATTGCTAGATTAGGAGCATCTAAGGCTATTTTAGCTGCCGCAGCTGCAGTTTCATCTTCGTAGGATATCATAATATCAGGATATAACTGAGATCTATTATCTACTAGATTATGTCTGTATTCAGGTAATCCTCTGCCTGTAAAGATGTGTGTCTTAACCCACTTATCCATCATTGTTTCTGCCCATTGTGAGCCGTTTGCCGTTAGATAAGCAGGAGACTCTGCGCCTGCACTCTCAGGTACATATTCAACTACGCCTACTATTAGATAACAAGTCTTCTCATAATTGGATACCGCCATAGCACCATCTTGAATGAAGTATTGGCTGCCTGTTGTTGATCTTAGAGGGCAGGAGTAGTAGTAGTTGTTTTCATCATTAGGAGAAGGATAAGTAGATCCAAACTTTTCATTAGCTATCACACAGTAGAACTGAGGTGTCTTAGCTAGTGCACCTGCATTAGCTTCTTTATCATAATTTATAGTTGCTACTACATAGAATCTTCGTGGTGCCTTTGTATTGCCCGCACCTAATATGTAATTTACACTAGAACTTGCATCTGAGGATATTTTAGCTAATTCAATTGTTGTATCGTCCAGAGCATAGCTCTTAATTAAGTATGTTCCTATATTATCAAGATCTCTCTCGTATGTCTTACTAGTAGTTACCTTGGCATTACTCGAGAACACAAAGGTCGTGCCTTTCTTTATGTAGAGTTGTAGACCAGTGCTCGTAGCTTTGATATACATATTAGCATTATATATTCCTGGTTTGAACCCCGCATTTAAGAGGCCATTCATGTATAGAGATTTAAGATCTTGTTCGTAGAAGAAGCTGGTCATCCAGCTTTCACCTATAGCTGCCACTTTATATTCATCTCCTTCGAAGTTAATCCCTGAGTTTCTAATTCAATTAGTTTGGCTCAGGGATTATAACACTTCTTCAGTTTTTGTCTTTACCCAACATTATATTGTAAGATATATGTTGAGACGTCTCATCATATATAATAGGAGGATATTCAATCTCATATAGTATCTTCCTAATACCGTTCGTATTTGCCTTAGTTAAGAGTTGGATGTTAGTCACAATAGCCTTACTTTCCATGTTCTTATCATAGGCATTTAAGTCGAAGCAATTGATCAGAGCTGATACATTCTCATTAGATATTGTCACAGGACCATTAGCTATAATCTCACTATCTACTGTAGTCATAGCTTCATTTGTTATAACCAAGTTCGTATTGTAATTCTTAAGAGGGGACGTAGAGGTTGTGTTAACCTTTATGCCCTTAACATTAAGACAACTCGTGAAGTTGCTACTAAGAGTACCTCGCACCTTCTCCATCTTAATTATAGCATCACTATAGATATCCATGCACTCCGTATTATCCTCTATAGCTGACTTAAGCCCATAACTATCCCTCTGAGTTATATACTTCGTGAACGTTACTGTCTCCTCAAATGGTCCTCTATTAACTAGCGCACTTAGTACGTTATTTGCAAGTTCATAGTACTGACCATTTGCTCCCTCATCTTCCGTGTACTTTCCAGACTCTGCGTTGTATCTGTAGTAAGTGTTGTGGTTGCCATTTATGATATAGTAGTATGTTCCCTCTACAGGAGTTACTTCACCATAATAGTTATTCTTTATAGTGCCTCCTTCGTCAGGAGCCTCCTCCATACTTGTATATAAACCTAATTCACCTGTCTCCTTATTATAGTTAGCATAAACCTTCTGGATATTGCTGGACAACTTCTTATTGTAGTGTAGTCGTCTCACAAACGGATCTCTGAGGAGTTCAAGCTTATTATCTGTAGCTGTCTTATCTAGTGTGTATCTATTGATGAACTCCTGTGCTTTATTTAAGCCATTAACTATATAAGATACCGCAGATCTATCATACATAGACGTGCCAGGTCTATTACATACTTCAGAGTTGAACTGCACAGGCAACAACTCTTTAGTCTTCTTATTCTTATAGACTACACTTCTATGTGAGGTTGTACATACGTAAGCTGTGTTACTTGAAGAGCTCTTAGTATACAAACCGTCTGCCAAGCCTAAGGCATGTGATTTGGATTCACTTCTTCTTATTACAGCCTTAGTGACTCTGAACTTTAAGGAGCTGTCCTTAGAGGCTTTACACTTATATACATATGCTATTGTATCTGCCTCCACAATACTCTCTGTCTCATAAGATAGATTATACCATGTGTTAGATAATAGTACCTCAGATACCTCATTACCATCCCCCTGAGATAAGCTCGTTGATATTAACTTAGGGCAATAGCCAGCTTTGACGTTCTTGTCGTTAACTAGGAACAATACGTCTACTTCTAAGTTCTTGGCAGGGGAGTCTACATATAGTGTACCTTCTTCTCCTCTACCTTCTCCTGTATAGTATGCTAACTTATAGGCACTGTATATCTTAGATGTAGCATCATACTTCCAAGCTGTTAGCAGTGTCTTTGAGAAGTAGAGTTTAGAGCTGTCTCCTTCCCCAGGTAGATCGCTTATACCTCTTATTGTGGAGTCACACCTTACAATATTACTATTGCTTACTAGAGAGTAGCTTGTTCCTCCCCATAAGTATAGTGGATCATAAGTATTATTACTTAATACCTTAACATTGAGCGCAACTTCATAAGTAGCTCCAAGCTTAGATGATCCTGCCAGATACTTCATTACAATAGGACTGCTGTTATTATTATAATCAACTTCCCCGTTGTTGCTGGTACTTATATACTCAACCTCACATACGTCCTTACCTCTACCCTTATCCCAATCATCATCTGAGATGTAGTTAGCACTGTAGGTGTTGATTATACCCTGTGTTGCATCTTGCCACTTCCAAGCATTAGTGTTATCGAAGTCTTGGTTAGTTATAAGGTTATTAGAGTATAGGCCTCTTCTTGTTATTTCTACATCACTGTTCTTGCTCGGCAAGGTTCTATCAGATGCATAGTAGGCATATAGAGTATCGCTTGAACTTCTAACGTAACTCTTATCCGCTACCTTGTACTTCTCTAATTCTGGTCCTCTATATTCAATGTGAGGTGTTATCTTAGATAGGGCTGTAAATACTCCTGATGTATCACCTTTAGATCCTCTTGAGTTACTGGCTGTTAAGGATACTATAGCTGCCTTGGCTTTGCTTAACATGTTAGAGTGATGAGCCTTAATTATAGACGCTTCACTTATCTCTGTTGTCACAAGATCTCTATAAGCTGAGTTAATTGCATCTATACTACCCTGTATAAGAGAAGCTGTCATGTAACTATTACTTGGTACCTCAGTTGGCATATATGGGAAGTATCCTGAGTTTATAATAGTATCCCTACTTAACGTACTGCTTGAATCTCTTACTTTGAGTAGATAGTTATGCTTACTTGATTTGGAGTAAGGGTTACCATAGTAGAACGGTGTTGCACCCTCATTAGAAGGTTCAGTGAAGTCGGAGCTGTTTGTAGCTGTTAACTTATATGCACCATTTCTACCCTTTAATGTATATACTGTCTCATAACTTGCCTTGCCAACACCTGGTAACTCCTTGTCAGAGTTGATTATTATAACATTCTCAAACTTAACAGGAGCTATGTCTTGCCAGTAGTATATATCATTACCTACTCTATATAGGCTGATATTGTTAGTTAGTACCGCTCTTAATATTCTAGTGCCACTACCGTCTGTATAAGTGTAGTACTTCTTGAACTCCCAACTAGTAGGTTTAGATAAGTCCAGTGCCTTAGCTGCTAAGTCAACGTAGCCTGAATCCCCCTTAATCTTATAAGTGCCACTAGTTGTCTTGTATACTACTCCTTCGACTGGTTCAACTCCCTCAGCATAGTTGGCTATTGTACACTCTGCGTATGTTCTGCAAGCTTTGTTACCGTAGTCTCTTATTATACTCTCAGGTGTTATCTCCTCTACACTATTAACATCTGTTATAGTATATAACTTGAACTTATTGTTACTTATATAATAGCCACTTAGTGTATTGGGTAACTTAGATGTTCTATTACCATATTCTAAGTTAAGTTGTGAGTACATATATTCGGAGATGTTGTTAGAGTCTAGTAAGTTAGACATTCTAGCATAGTTGACCTTCTCTGCATTAGTCATCACATAATATGGCTTGCTAGATGTTAGTGTTGCAAGTGCCGTAGATGTATCACTATATACAGAGTCTGTGTAGGATAGTTCACTTACATAGCCACTATAATCCCACAATATCTTATAGGATCTACCTGCTGCTAGTATTAACTTGTCTAAGTCTCTCTCATTAGATGCTGTTAGCTTATCTAACCCTTCAACCTTAACATAATATGTCGTTGTTTGTTCATCAGTAGGATCTAAGCTTGTATAGGGCTCAGGTTGAGGACTTGCCTTAGTGAAGACACCACGTCTGTTGATGTAGTAGGTGTCCGCAGGATCTGCCTCACCATTAACCTTAACATATGATGCTACTCTATCTAGGCCATAACAAGGATTGACTCTAATTGGTTCAATTAAGTCGTCATCTGCAGATGCTGGATTCTTAGCTACATTACCCTCTTCAAGTCTCTCTGTCTTGGCGATGAAGAACGAGGATGTATAGTTCTTAGATAAGAACAATGGTATGTCTTGTGTTAGTATTAGCTGCCCCTCTAGTCTATCCCTGTCTAAGTATATATAATCTGTAGAGTTTGGATAATCTGTTGGGTGATTAGTGCCTAAGAGTCTCCACGTAAATCCATAGTTCTCCTCATTGCCTAACATCTTGCCCGCTAAGTCACCATCCTCACAATCCTGTACGTAGAAGTCAATATTGATCTGTCTATGAGGGAACGTTCGGTTATCTCTAGGATGTATAAGCGCTGACTCTGATTCTAAGGTAGCTCTTAAGTTATCTGCATAGTACTTAGCCGGTGCATTGGCTGCAATATCTTCTGCATTATTAAGACCATTAATATACTTAATAGGGGTGCCCTTAACTTCGATCTTAAACCTGACTGTTGCATATACTGCAGCATATCTGGCTCGAGTATCTGTGTTGTACAGATAGTCCTCAAATGGTAAGATCTGCATTGGATACTTACATGTTATATAATAGGTACCTTCCTTAAGGCCTCTTAGCGCATCCCACTTACTTGATAGCGTAGACCACGCTAAGGTATTATACCAGTTATCTGGGGATATGTTAGAGTGTGCCACAGGTACTCTGAGCTCGTTATAGTATGTACTTGCTTTGAGTAGTGTAGATATACCACTATTAAGTTCAACACCATTAAGCATGAACTTGTCTAAGTACCCTACATGTGCATAGCTTAAGTCCTTCTGGGCTGGTATTGTTAGAGGTACTAGTACATGGTTGCTCTGAGATGTTCCTGCGCTCGATTGTGTTTGTGTTAGTCTTATTACAGGTCTCATCAATGTGTTGCTATATTGTGCCTCTACATTAACTCCGTGAGAGTACCAGTTCGTGAAGTCTACCTCTGGGCTTATCGTGAAGTTAAGATTTAAGTCTGCCTCGTAAGTTAAGACACCATTTGTTGGGTCTAACGCCGATGGTAAGTTTATAGCGCCGTTAGTTGTTGTAGAGATAATGTCGTCACTTATGCTGAACTGCGATCCTACTGTTGTTAGGGGGTCTCTATTATAGTGTACAGGATATAAGGTTGTGTTGACTAGTGTTAAGAGTGTGTTGCCTGAATCCGTAGGCGATACTACATCCTTACCCCCATATGTAACTTTAACCTTCTCCTGATTGAAGTTGTCGCTGTTAGATGTTATTATAACATTATTGTTAACCTCTGCTACACTATTAAGCACTTGCTGTACGCAATCACTGTAAGTGAACTCCCCATTGACCCAGCCATATATGTCAGTGTCGTCTTGAGGGTCTCTGTAGTCCTCTTTGAATTGAGCTGAACCACTTAGTGTCTCCTCCTCAGATGTTGGGTACATATCTACTAGTATAGAGTCCCACACACCCCTATTGAACACTCTAATGGCATCGACGTCCTCCATTAAGGCGCTACCTTCTTCGCGTTCTCTAAGATTAACTTCTTTGAAGATACCTAGGTCTCTATGTATATTATAACCTAATACATAGATAGCTGGGGAGTAAGAGTATAACTCTCTAGTTGTTCCAGCTGCTATTAAGATTAAGCCAAGTCCTTCAAAGCCCTTCCTGTATAATCTTAAGTCATATAGGCTACCGAAGAAGCAATTAGATTGATTGAACCTTACCTTGTAGTTAATAGGTTCTACTACTATCTCTACCTCTATTGCTTTGCCCTTATCATCTGTAACATAGTATCTATCTATAGACTCATCCTGAGTTATAACAGTTAGCTTGAACTCCTTGTTTGGACCTATTGTTGCTAGAGCTGACGCAAAGTAAGTATTAGCATACTTATCTGAAGACATAGCTTTTACTTCTGTGGCTGACCTCTCTGATTCCTGTATAGATGAGATCTCCTCAGGGGCCAGGGATATGTATGTTAGCTTGGTATCATCCCATCTATAATACTTGTCCCCTTCTAATTTATAGGCCTTACCTACCTCTCCTCTATTAATCTCTTCAACCTCATAATTAGATGCTATGAGGATATCTTTAGATATAGATGCCTTAGGAGTCTCAAAGGTTACGTGCTTAAGATTAGGGGTCTCCTTCTTGACAATCTGGTTGTTTACACTTAATGATGTGATTATGGTGTCCTTAAGATATAAGACGCTGGCTGCTATACGATAATTCCTGAGAGCCTCCGCAGGATTGTTAGCATTAAGTATTATCTCGTTGGATTCAATAGCATTATCTAAGGCCTTGAAGTATACCTTAAACTTCTGGGCTTCGAAGTTCTCCTTGACCTTCTCCCCCGTAAACTCTAGGTATAACTCGAACTCACCTTCTCTACGAGCTATTAGCATCTTAGGATCCTCAGCTATAGCTTCATTGAACTTCTTGATATTGTCTAGAGGTAGAGATATATCCGCGCAGAGTGTTATGCCGTCTGTATCCTGATTCCAATACCAACTGTCATAATTACTTGTAGCTATAGGTGTTAGTAAGCCATTCTTGAAGGTGCCTCTATCTGTTATAATACCCTTACGCTCATACTTGCTTGGTGATAGTATTAAGAGATTCTCTGATACGTCCTCGCTCTCATCAGTCTTACCTCCAAACTCAAAGGATAGACATGGGATCTGGGAGTTGTTATCTCTCTTAATAGTAGATCTTGCATTAACTGAATCAACTGCGATGTTAGATGATGTATCGAAGAAGTCACTGAATCTATTATCTCCATATATAGATACCTTCTCGGGGTATGGGTTGCTTGAACTTGTTGGATCAGGGCAGATTCTATTTAAGTAGAATCCCTGTATCTTAGATGCCTCACTATTACTTGCATCTACCCACTTTACAGGAAGAGTATCTGCGCCTTCATCATTACAAGTAAACTCCATACCTCTTACACGAGTTAAGTTGCATAATCCTGCATTCTCTGATGGTCCTATTAAGATCTCATTTGATAAGCTGGATCTAATATCCAGTGAGCTTAATCTGTAAGCCTCTATTACCTTCTTGTGTCTAAGTGGGCTGGCTGACTGAGTTGTGAAGTTTAAATAAGGATTAAGATAGTATCCTAAGTGATACCAATCAGGATATATAAGTCCTCTTGCATCATCCTTGCTCTCTATTATACTTGTAAGATCCTTAACCAGCTCCTCTGTTAGTGGTATAACCTTGATAGGTTCTGACCACTTGTATGTTGGGAGTTGCTGAACATATGATCCTTGCTCTTCAGACCATACATAACCACCTTCACTCTTCTTAACTACGTAGAATAGTGCCTTAGTCTCCTCAGATGGATATACTGATAATAGTTGGGTTGTACTCGTGTTGATATCTGATCTAGCTGGTGAAGAGTCTAGCTTAGGAGTCTCAGAGATTAAGTCACTTGTAGAGAACACAAAGTTGGCCTTGGTGTAGTTGGATCTTGTTATATCATCGCAGAATCCTGTCTGAGTCTCTATTCCCTTCGTAGTTTGTACGTCATATGTGTAGAGACCTAATCTTAGGCCTAATACTCTGTCGTCTGATACCTCTGAGTATGTAAGTGGTAGGATACCCTGGCTGAAGTTGCATAGCTCCGCATAACCTTCTTCATCCAGATATTTGTCTCCTTCACTTGCTTCACCTTTGCATAATGTAATCTTACTTACTAGTGTTGTTGTGAGCTTATAAGGTTTATAAGTCAGAACCTCGTATTCTAGGGTACAGTACCATAGATAAGCAAACTTAGCTGAAGGAGTATATCCTTGTAACTTGAGATTGTCTATTGTTAGAGTATTACCATTGTCGTCTGTATCACTATCACTGTAAGATATACCATAGAAGTGTCTCTCTGCCAATTGTGTTCTAGGTAGATGATAGTACTTACTTACCTGCGCACCGAACGATACATTGTCTTGCACTCTGGACTTATCTTCTGTTAAGGACTTAAGATAATCAATCCATGTACCATCCATTAAGCTTATTGAGTTGTCATCTGCAATAGGATATGTTATATAAGGATAGTTGCCTCCTACCTTGTCCTGCACTGAGTTCCTATTATATAATAATCTATTGGCACTTAAATCAAAGACGTTGCCGGTTATAGCTGACTCCGAAGCTAATATTGTCTTGGCGTCTAGATGTAGCATCTCCCCACTATCATTATAGTCATCTAATGTTCTGAGTCTTAAGCCGCTCTCATAATTAGGATCAACTAACTGCTCATCAAGTGTTGGGTATATGTATACAAGTGATTTACCTGTTGTCAAGCCATTTAAGCTGTCCCAAGTTATGACGTTGGAGTTGTCTCTGTAGAACTTACCTCTGTAGGCCTTGTCTGCTGATATATAGAACTTCTCAGCATTGAAGTACTCATCACTGTTACTTGCTGCAGTTGATGAGTAGAATATAGATGCTATGTTGTTAATAGAAGGAGTGGAGTCCCCCTTACTTAAGCAGCCTATTGGATCTGTATTGTATATATTGGTGCTAAGCTGCGTAGTTATACCAGGTAAGTTGATAACTCTAACTAGCCTCTTATCCTTAAAGAGTGTACTTGTTGTAGATAGAGCGCCTGCAGGCATGGTTGCTATGAAGGATCCCTGCCTGTCTATGGATGCGAGCGCTAGATTATACAATAACTTAGAGCCTGCGAACTTGCGTCGTAGCAACTCGTAATTGATATCCTGCAACTTGTAAACAGATAATTGTGAGTTTAGCTCCTCTAAGGTTAACCTACCACTACCATATAGGGAGTTACCCCAATCTGTTAAGATCTTCATCTGGCCTGGTTGGTAATCTAATAGAGCATATGTGGCTTGCAGTCTCTGTGCTATAATGTTGTTAAGATAATCTAAGCATCCTACCTTGTTATACTCTCTATTGCCATCTTCATCTTCATCATAGTGACTGTTGTCCTCGCTGTTCTCAAGTACAGAGGTTCTGAACTCTATCAAGGACTCCGAATTAGAGGTAGACGTAAACGCTGAAGCAGCTAGAGTTGGGAACAAAGATGCATTAAGATATTGTGTCTCCGTTAAGACAGGGTACCTTAACTTGTTGTATATATCTAGTATAAGCTTGTTGTAGATGTAACCTTGTGCCTCTCTAAACCATGTCTCATAGAATGGGCTGTCCTGTAGAGGGGATGCAACATCATTGATACCACAATCTCTTGTGCTACTCAACTCATCTAAGTCTACCGTAGCTGGTCCTGAAGGTTCTAAGTGGTAGAATGGTATGCTGTCCTCTATTATAGATAGCAAGGTCTTGTTATTAGGTTCATTGATAACCTTAGGTGCGAACAGAGGAGATATATGTTTGACATATGTACCCTTATCTTGATACTTCTCGTCAAACTGATACTCTATCTCCTTGTCGTTGAACTCATAGAATAAGTAAGAGCCTTCTTTGAGGAGTTGAGGGACATTAGCGAAGGATATATCATAGAACTCCCTAGTTAGAGCGTTAGTATCCTCCTCGTCAAACTCCTTTAAGTATCTCTTCAAGATGTCTTGTATGGCTTCTCTAGTTAATAACATTCGGTTAATCCTCGTTCTCATACTTGCAAGTTACTGAGATCATTCTAGGTCTCTTGTCTGCTGTTAGGTTAGTTATGGTACCCGTATCTGTTGTGGATGCACTATCCGCTGAATCTATATATAATACTAAGTTATTCCTGGTCTGACTTACAGATCCACTTGAATCCGCATTGATTACCAGGTTCTTGTCATAAGGCCTCATACATACGTAGATGTCAACATACTTGGCTACAATATCTCTAAACTGCGTGAATATATTGTTCTCTGAAGTTAAGTTACCACACTTCAATTGTGATAGTGATAATCCTTGCATGTCAGCTTTGAGATTTGCATCATAAGATGCGAAGGTTGCTAGCATACGATATATTGGATCGAACGTTAACTCTATAAAGCCGTTACCTATATACTCCCCACTCTTGTCATAGTTAGAGGAGAAGTAGATCAAATAATCGTCTATTGCACCTCTATCTATTAGATAGGTTCTGAGCGTTGTTGACTGTGTCGATGAGGTATCCTCTATAAGTTGTCTGAACTGATCATCACTGTACACCTTGTCCTTGTATCTGAACTGCCATGTTGTAGATAGTGGACTTGCATTGATCAATTGTTGATACTGTGTGTTCTTGACAATCTTAGGGGTTGAGTCACTCTCAGATTCAGGTGCTGTGTTCCAGATTGCGTTGTTACTGTTAGCGTCATTAATTACATAGAATGCATCTGTAGATCTACGACCACTTGACTCCTGGATGAACAGACTGGTATGATAAGACATACCTGTAGCCATTGTGTTAGGCTTCCTGTACATAAAGTCTACTCTCATCACATAGTCTGCTCCTGATCTGTGGTCCTTGAAGCCCTCTATTGAACTGTTACCATAGAATATGTTACTGAAGGAGAATGGGATACGGCAAGTGTGTATTGTGTTGACAGAACTCTCCTGATCAACTGAAGGATCCATCCTCTCTGCTACTGACCAGTCTAACTTCTTGATAGCTTCAATCTCTACGTCTAAACCCTTGATACTTGAATACTTGTTCTTGAGGTTGGCTATAATCTCTGAAGGATAGAAACTACGATTGAAGTCTAGCTCTTCTGAATTAGACCCCCACAAAGTGTCTACATCGTTACGGATGTTCTGAACTATTGTATCTAGGTTATCCCCCTTCTTGTCTAGTGTGCAAGTTAAACCTATTGCAAACGATACGTAGTTAGGAGCCCTGAATACTATTGTATCTTGAGGAGATTTGAGTCTGCTTAAGTAGGAGTTGAGTGTTGTCTCTATTTGTGTATATACTTCTCCTGACTTGGTAGTATTAACTATATCCTCTAACTGAGAGGCTAAGAATGATACACAGGTTACTGTCTGTGATAAGTTGTTCTCTGTCTTCTGCGTACCACCATATACCTGTACCTTACTTGGTCTTAAGATCTCTGAAGTAGTACCTACTGTTATTGGTAACTCTAAGTTGGCTATTGTCTTCTCATAAGCCTCCTTAGTGCCCGCGCTGTAATTGGATATATAATACTTAGGGGCATTGACCTTAATGGATGCTATATCCTCCTCATCCTTGCCCCCTAATAATGCGTCAAAGTTGATGCCGTAAAGTCTGGATGTCACAGTAGAAGAGCCTGTTGGATTAACGCCACTTATCGTGAAGGTCTCAAAGGCATTAAGTAGGTTACCTGCACTGCCCCTAGATTCAAGATAGTCGACCCTTATACCTATTATACTTGTATTCTGAGATATATCTAGTGTTGTACCTCTTTGAGGATCATTGTTGAACTTAAAGTAGAATAATTCTCTGTTATAAGGGTCATTGTATACCTCAACGTCTCTATCTGAAGATGTTGATAATAGTAAGCTGTCTACTACTCTGTACTCTTCATATACTCTACTACCATCCCCGGCTAGCTTGGTTACATATACCCGGAAGAAGCCTTTGGATGAAGTATTGCTTGCATCTTCACAGGCCGTAATCTTGGCAGGAACGTATAAGTAAGGATCTATCTTGGATAATGTTAAGGTGGACCTAATTGTGTCTATATCTATAAACAAAGTTCTACGCTTGCCCTGGATAATATTGACTACTCTGTAAGGCATTCCACTCCTGTATATTGTGTCTAGTGCAACATAAGAGTTACCTTTGCTGTCTATAATAGTGTTGTTGCTGTTGATGGATAGGTCTGTATAAGGTGTACCCCAATTAAGGGTGTTCTTGTCATTGAGATCCTTGAAGGTGTCTGCCGATATTGTCCTGCCCACTAAGTGTGTACGAGGATCTACTGATACATATATCTTGCCTGTTGCTGATATCTTACGTTTAGGTCTATAACCTAACATATTGGCCATACTTAATATAGAGCTTAGGTTCTGAGCTGTGTCCCACTTAGACTCCTTGAATAAGTACTCCGCATATCTGGCCGTCTCTGCATTGACCTCTGCTGTACTCCTGATAAGTGAAGATACAACGCTGTTCCTGGATATTACTTTCCAGTTAGGATCTTGTTGGAGCTTCTCTAATAGTCTATTGTAAATTGAATTTGCATCAAAATTAATCATTGAATACCTCTGTTGAGACAGGGAATGTTCTATTGGTTATCTTATCCCTGACTATCATTGTTATACCTAAGCTTCTCTCACTCTTGTTAAGCTTTAAATTTAAGTATAAGAGATCTAAGTCATTGGAGAACTCAGTGTTGAATCCGGTCCTTATTGACTCCTCCCATAATTGAGTGTTAGGGTCATTGTTAATACCCCCTATTAACTCATATAATACCCCACCTCTTGTGTTGCTCCTTATATAATCATAAGGTTTGGAAGCGAGCCAGAATAGTACTCTGTTAACATTGGCATCAACACCTCTTAACTCTAGATTGTTCCACTTCTTGGTTGAGTCAGCTGTGTGATCAAACCCTCTCCAATTGAAGTCTACTCCCGAAGATGTTAACTCAATCTTGTCCCTGAAGGATCTTGTCTGTAACTCACTCGCTATGTATGAATTTGAGTTTGCCATCTTATTCCTCGTCCTCTACCCAATTCCAGGATTGTACCTTGTAGGTTATTGTGAAGGTTACTATATCCCCAGAATTGTTCCAGCTAAGTTGTAGGTTACCTATGTTGCTCGGTATTACATTGTGTAACATTATACAACTATATCTCCTGTAGGTGTCGTCCTTGATGTTGTCATTTGGAAACCTAATCTTGAAATCTCTAAATCTCTTGCCTCTCTCGCTGTCTAACATCTGACCATTGCCATCTAAGGTAGCGCTTACATAACAATTATAATCCTTGTTGTAGAAGTTGGCAAGCCAGTCCTCATGATACTTGCGTACTATCCAATCCTTGGACTCACGCCATGTTATTGATACGTTGTCACATAACTTGTAGGCGTCTCGATCCCCTAAGGTAAATTGCTTGGTCGCATTGTTCCTGACTAGTTCTAAGGACTCCTCATCTAATGTAATGTCTGTGGCATGGTACTTGAAGTACTCTGAATCAGAAGTTGTGTTGAGGCCTCTGTAAGTGGAATTGAGTGTGTCGCTGTATTCAAGGCCTGACGATTTAAGCCCCCCATCATCCCCCCCCAAAGTTGCCTCTACTATGCTCCCAGAACTGCCACTACCACTATATACAATTACCTCATATAAGTTCTTAACAGCCGGAGTGTAGTTGCTGTAAATGTTAGCTAGCGAATCAGTATTAACCCTCAGTGTACTCATAATACAATTAGTTTGAGGTCGTGGTTGGTGAACAGCCTGTGGTCGTTAAAAATAAGGATCCGAAGATCCTTATCTACTCGCTATATAATTAACGCCTGCGAGGCCTTGCTCTTGCTCGATATTCCGAATAGTCATCTGCTTATATACGAAGCTTGCTTCGACTGCTAAGGGGTTAGAGGCTGCATAAGTTAGATCTAATGACTTGACACTGACAACCTTGCAATCTGTAAACTTCCAGGCCTTAATGGCATTATACTCATCTGAGGATTGAGGACTATATAACATTACGTCAATAGCCCACCTCACGGAGCTGTAGTCTACGCCCTTGTTACTGTATAGACCTTCCGATTGATTATCCAGGCACCCTACTAAGATATTATAGAGATTTAAGTTACCATCTAATCTAAACCTTAAATTCAAGTTATTACTCAGTAATGAACTCGGCGTAATTATACTGACTGAGGAGTTTAAATAAGGTATGTTTGCTGTTGTAGATCCAATCTCAGGTATAGCAAAGTTAATTAATCTTACTTGCAGATCTTTAAGAGATCCTTCTAGCTTAGATGATACTTCAGAGTTACCAGTAGAGAAGGTGGCTGTAAATAAATTAGATTGAGCATCCTTACCTGTACTTATTAGGTCACTTAGGAAGCCTTGCGGTGCTAGACTAGCCAACTTGAACTCCTCTTATCTTACTTTGTAGATATTGCTCCTGAAGATAGTCTGTCATCCATCTGCAAGAAGTTGATTGTTACATTAACCTTCTGAGGATTAGAACTGCCCACTTCAAAGTTGAGAGGATCAATCTTGGATATCCAACAATTCCTGAATCTATATAGCCTTGTTGTCTCAGGAGCCTCGTTGATAACGCCCTCATTGATAACATCTACATCCACTGAGAACAACTTGTCGCTCTGAGCTAAGATGTCATTAGTCGCATAACCATGTGTTGGACTGAATGTTATCTTCTGTTGCTCAAGTAGCGCTTGATATACCTCGTAGTTTGCATCTGTCCTGAATGTTAGGGAGAAGTTCCTCGTAACATTGACCTTTGCAGTTGGACGCGGTATTGTAGCATTGACGAACTTAACATCATATTTGTCCTGAGATACTTCAGGAGGTTCGAAGCCGTCTACTCTGACCTGGAAGTGTTCCCTGAGATTCTTGTTCGCAAATACTCCTTGTGTACTTGTGAAGGTAACTAAGAACAAGTTAGCTTGAGCATCTGCGCTTGCCCCTACTAACGCTGATATGTAATTATTACTCGATGTTAGACTTGCCATATAATCTCCTTAGCCCTCAATACCTTCTTGAAGATCTTCATAATCGTAGAAGTATAATGTAGCTGTGACTGTAATAGGATCCGAATTGCTGTAGCTGTATGATCCTAATCTAACGTTTGATACCCAACAATGCTTGTACTTGTATACAGGCTTGTAACCATCAGGCGCCCCGCTTGAATCCTTAGGTGCCTGATTGAAGTCACTCAATGCTTGTGGAGTGAAGATTGTAACGTCTAAGGTGTTATTACCATTAGCTAATCCCCCATCTACTGCATCAGGTACTCTTGTCATTGCATAGCCTAAGTTAGGTATACTCGTGTTGGATTGTTGCTTCAACAAGAAGTCATATAAGGCGTAATTGTCGTCTAGTCTGAATTCAAAGGTTAGGGTCTTGTCTATGCTTATATCTGATTTAGGTACATCTAAGTCTGTTGTTAGATAGGATATTGTGTTTGTGGGATGCGTTGCAGTCGGGAGCGTTAAGCTCGATAGTCTTACAGTAAGAGCTGCATCTAAGTCCGGGTCAACTAATCCTCCGCTGAACTGAGCATAGAAGAGATTGGTCATCGAATCTGCGCCAATACTCATAAGTGAAGATAAGTAATTGTTTGTGTTATCTAAAGTTGCCATCAGTAATAGTCCCTAGTTAATTGTCTATTTGTGTCAGAGAGATCTACCCTCTTCTGCTAATTTAATTAGTGGCTGGCCTGTTTAAGATAAGATATTGGGAACACAAAGCGAGCTGCCTTCTCATCAAATAGCATGTCATATAGTTCTACCGACTTACCACTATCAGTGAATATAACGTCGTAATCAGCTAAGTACCCTGCATCAGCATATACCTCATTAAGATCTTCTAAGAGTACCTCTATCTTCCTATTAGCCCAGGCCGACTTACCGTAATTAGCAAACAAGTAGGCTATCTCTTTAGCTAGCGGTCTGACTTTGTTCTTTAACTCCCTTAAATCCATCGGTTTTAGGCTCCTCTTCACTATAATTATTATATAAGTTCTATACTATTCCTCTATAATTAGTGTATAATTTAAGAGCCTAACTTAATTCTCCTACCTACTTCTCGAACTTTATACCCCCCCCGAGTCCATACCCTCCCTTCGAAGTGTTTTGAGCTATTCAATAGCTAATTCAACCTATATTGTACATCTTCTAGATCATTTATATCCTTAGATTTAGAGCTGTGTGATAGCTTATGGTGTTCCTACTTAAGACTATCTGTACGTTCATAAGGTTCTCCCCTTCTTATGATTATATATTACTATATTTCTTCGAGATTGTCAAGCCTTTTCTTAATATTATTTTCAAACTCTCTTAGATATTTAGGGTCCTTCATTTTACGTCCTTTAAGTATATAAGGATCATAATCGTAAGCCCACAATGTCGTTATATTGTAATTGAGGTGATGTTCTACTAGTTCTTTCAGCTGGAACCTTCTACCATGCTTTTTGGTTCCTACTCTTGTGAACACTTTAGACATACTATCTTGATCGAAGTTAATGTGAGGCTTAGATTTATTGAACCTCTTAACAGTTTCAGGCTCTGGGGTATCTTCTCTTAGCCAGACTAACTCTCCTGTATGGTTCTTTCCTTCTATAATCATTACAGCATCTTGATCGAACATCTTACCTAATTCAACTAGCACTTCTTTAAGTTCTTCTTCTCTTCCAGCTACCGTATACACAAAGTAACTAGTCTCATATACTAGTCCAATTCCTTCTTCTTCATAAGATCCTTTTACCTCTAAGACCCTGAACTTATTAGCTAAGAGGTTGTGTAGTAGCAGGTTTGAGTTCTCCCTATTCTTATGGTTATTCCTATCTATATCATATTGAGTTACGTCAGATGTCAGGGTATTTTGAGTACCCAGTCCCCTGCATGCACTTATAATTCCGAAGCAGTATTTAGGATTCTCAGAGTTTACCAACTTAATTATCTTACCATAATCTGAGTTTCTGAGTCGTTCATCTAGTAGATTATTGTTCTTCCCTTCCCTCATAGTATGTAATCCTTAACTGCATCTTCGAATTCTTTTAAGATTCTGATCCTTCATCCTCTCTATTTTCCACTCTATATCAGATATATCCCTTCTTGCACGTTCAATCTTTCCAGGGAGTTTGCTTTCTGTAATTCTAATGTACTCGTCCATGAGATATTCTAATCTCTCTTCAGCGTCTCTGTATTCTTCTGTACTGCCTATTGCTTGTTTAATCTCATAACAAGTCCGCGCATAGTTATCATATCCCTCTTCGTCTAGGTCATATAAGCAGCCTTCTATGTCTGCAGCGTACTTCTCTTCAAACTCTTCTCTTAGTTTCTCGAAGACGTCTGTTTTTTTGCTCTAATGCAGTTTCATATTTTTTAAGCTCAACTTTTTTATTTTTTAATTCTTTTCTTAGATTTTCTAGTGTAGACATAGGATTCCTTTTTATCAAGGGAGGATCTGACCCCCCTCTCTTTTTAATCTTTTAAGATCTAGCGTTTATCATTTCTTTTATTTCATTCTCTAAGTCAGCTATTTCTTTTTCTACACGTTCAATCTTTTTAGGAAGTGGTCCATCCATGAGATCATTATAGTCCCTAACAAGGAGTACTAATTTTGTTCTGGCATTGAAGAACTTTTTTGTAACTCCTTCTACATCCATAATCTTTTCACAAGCTTCTGCATATCTATAGTCTAGATTATGATCTGTAGTATCATAGAGGACGCCGTATAGATCTACATCATACTTTACTTCAAATTTTGGTGATAGCTCATTTAATCTTTTCTCAAAGGCTTCATTTCTATTATTTAATTCAATCTTGTACTTTCTAAGCTCTGCCTTCTTGTCTCTTAATTCTCTTTTTAATTCTTCTAATGTAGTCATCTCTTTATATCTCCTTATTTACATTTATATATTATAATATATCTGAGGTTTAGTCAAGTGTTTTTAGTATTTTTTTTAGATAATTTTTCTTTCTTGCCTGTAATTCCGATACCACTTCTTATCGTCAAATTTACTGATACAATAATCTATATAAGGTTGTACATCTTCTTCAGTTAAGATGCTTACATTATTCTCAATAGCACATTTTTGTTTTTCTGCAAACCTTATATATTCTTTTTCTAAGGCTTCCGGGTCATTTTTGAGAGCGTTTATTTTCCAAGGATCTGGTATCCAAGTACCATCATCTCCTCGCATCATGCCCCCTTTAAACTCGTATAATTTTCCATCTATTTTTAGATCTACAACATACTTGTGGGATCCTCCGCTAGCATTATACTCTATAACAAGAGGACTCCTTTCAATTGGGATGCCGTGATCCTTACAATATATGTAGATTGCCAATTCTTCTTTAGAGTCGAAGTATTGTTTATCATATAGATATTTATATGAGTGTGCTTTTACTAGTACCTCTGGTAAGAGGAGATTGAACGTTCCACCATGATTTCTTTTATTGGTTTCTACAATTCTACTTCGTACTTCTGGATTCTGAGAGGCATATTCTGCTCCATACTTTTTAAGACAAGTTTCTTTTGATTTGGTTTTAAGAACTTCTGCTTGGAACGGATTTTCAACACCCCAGTTTTTAAGGGTTGTTTGGATTTTCTTTTCTTTTATAATGTCTAATTTGCTAACATTATCTACTCCATATTTTTTGAGTAGGGTTTCTTTGGTTCTTCTAATTCCTTCTTCTGAGGTGAAGTATGTATCACTTCCATAATTTTTCTGTGAGGTGGCTTTCTTCTTATCTTTTACACTTTGCAACTGAGATACATTTCTAACGCCATAGGCTTCGAGGAGCTCATCTTCTTTTTGCTTTCTATAATTAGGATCTTGCATTAAGTGTCTAACACCATAATGCTTTAACATAGTGTCTTCTTTTTTCTTTTTTATAGATTCTAGCTGGGATATGTTTTCTACACCATACTTTTCCATTATAGAGTTTTTGAGATTATTTTGCACAAGGATTGTAAGACAACTTTTCTTCCCACAAGTTTTGAGATAGTGATTATTTCCTTCTTTGAGCAGGATCTTTTCGCCACATATGGAACATCTAGGTATTTCTTCTAATTTTAATCTATAACATACTCTGAAGTCTTCTAAGGTTGGAAACTCCTCTAAGATTTTAGGTTGATAGTTTTCAGCTAAGATTTTATATTTTTCATTTAGTATTTTTTTCTCATCTTTAGGTATTGGAGGCTTAGATAGATAAGGTTCTTTCCCCGAAGGTCTTACCCACTTCAACACCTCCTCCTTAACAAGACAATTCGCAAACCCCGACATCTCGTCTCTATTCATCATTACAACAGTTCCTTATATATATAATATAAGGTGTAGCAGACTAAGATGTGGATAGATTCATCCTATTTTCACACTAGATCTATCGAGAACTTTTTGCCTCTCAACTTCTCTTTTCTATACTCTGTTTTATCACCCATCCAATTTTCCAGGGCAACATCACAAGCATCATCTCTTTTAAGGGTCATTAGTAGTGAGTCTAGATCCCCTCCTTCTTTCTCCATAATTTGAGGTAGGAGGTCTTTGTTATTACCACCCCAACCACCTAATCCTTTTTGATAGATCCAAGTTAGCTTCTTATTTAACTTAGACTGATTAGGTAACTCAAAGTAGTAGGATTCTACTTTTCTACCTTTAAGGCCTACTAGTAGTGGAGTGTTTAATCTACAGATTCTTCCTTCTTCTACAATTTTAGGGCATAATTTATTGAAGAGGGCTAGTATCAGTGCACATATGTGCCAACCATCCATATCCATATCCGCGCTGATTCCGATTTTCTCATAATTTAACACCGTTTTATCAGGATTAGCAATATCTATGCCCAAGATAGAGACTAAGTCAGCTATTTCATCATTTTCCATAGCCTTTTTAATTGACAGATCCTGAACATTTAAGATCTTACCTTTAATTTGATAATACCCAATGCCTTTTCTGCCTAGTACGGGAGCAATTCCTCCATAAGCAGATTGCCCTTCTGTTATAAGTAGATACTTCTTTTTACCTATAGGAGGCACATATTTTGAGCTGTCTATATCCCTACGCTTAGTATTTAACTTGGCTAATTCTTTCTTTTCTTTAAGATCCTCTTTGAACTGGAATAACTCTGTTATATTATCCATTATAGCTTTTTCTTTAAGGATCTTAGCTGATAATTTAGAGGTTAAGTCTACACCTTCAAAGTATGCCTTTATATCTTTATCACTATTTGTTATAGCCTCTTTAGTTTGACTGTCGAACTGACAATTTGGGAAGTTCTTCAGTAGTACTACTAAGCCTAATCTGTTCTTGATATCAGCGGGCTTTATATTCTTGTACTTCTTACTTATCTTATCCCTAAGGTCGTTTATAATAGTGTTGAGGATATAATCAACATGAGTTCCTCCTCTCCCTAATCTTAAACCATTAACATAAGTTAATACCTCAGGTTCATCTGTAGGATATACAAGTATATACATATTCTCATTTGAGTATACAATACTAGGTGAAGGGAACATTTGTGATAGTTCCTTGGCTTTGATTGTCATTTTCTCACCATTATATCTTGTATCACACTTTGGGAAGAACCAACTCAACATTCTCAGTCTCGTTCTTATTAGAGACGCTAATTCCTCAGGATAGTGTTCTGTACCGAATCTAACATAATCAGGAGTGAAGCTTACTTTAGTGCCAGGTGTTGATCCCTCACATTCACTTACCTTGGTCTTAATAGATGATAGATTATCCTTACAGGTTAATTTGAACTTACGATTACCATCACATGTTATTACTTCAAAGGTCTTGCTGAAGATGTTAGTTAATGAGGCCCCGAAGCCGTTAGTCCCTATAGTTTGTCTATTATCATCCGAGAAGTTTGACCCCGCTCTTAACTTAGTGAAGGCAAGTACCGGCATCCAATCACCATTCTCATTTTGCTTAACTGGTACGCCTCTACCATTATCTGTTATGGTGATTTTATCATCTTTTACTTCTATGGATATTTTGGTACTATATTTACCTTCTGTTCTTATATACTCATCATAGGAGTTGTCTAAGATTTCTGATATGATTTTCTGTAGGCCTTCTGAGTAGGTGATTTTGGTTCTCTTTATATTACCTTCATCGTCTAAGATCCACTCCTCTTTTTCAGAGGGTTCTGTGGCGCCTAGATATGTGGCTGGCCTTATTAGAGTATGTGTAATTTCATTTAATGCTACTATCTTTCTATCATCTGCCATGTCTATATTATATCTCCTTAGAACTACTTATGTCAAGCCCTTACTTCTGATAATCTTCCCATCTGCATAGGCGGTAATGATCTCTCCCACATATCATACTATATAAGTCTTCAAAGTCTAACTCATAGCTGCGGAGTATTTGCTCGTATAGAGGATTCCTCCTATCTATATTATAGTACTCTTCTAACTTCTTCTTGGCTCTCTCTAACTTATGTTCTCTTCTTCTTTGTAGGATATTATCGTATTCCTCTTCAAAGTCAATATCTATCCCTAATAGTTCTTTGAAGTCATCTTTGCTTAGTAGGGAGGGCATTATCTTATAACAGGAGCTCTTTAAGTCTTCTCTTTGTCTTATCCTTCTACGACATAAGTCTTCATGAGCGTTCACAAAGTCTAAGATCTCTTGTCCTTCATATACCTTTAAGATCTTCACATCTTCAGGATCGAAGAGCCCTATAGAGGCACCTTCCTTATTATACTCGTAATTGAAGAACCCTTCATATCCCAATAGCTGTATGGAGTCTACAATTCTCTCTCTATCCTTAATGCTGCCGTATACTTCTAGCCATGGCTCATTCTTTAGAGTCTCAAACTCTTCATTAGTAGGATTATACCTCTTCCTGAACTTAAGTTCATCTGTAATACTTCTGGGATTGAAGATGTTTAGAGGCCTCTTAAGAGTACAGGCACACATATACTTCAGCTCTATATTGACTCTGTCTAAGGCATATCTCGCAGCATATTCAAAGTCCGGCGTAATGAAGTAGTATTTAAACTTAGCTAAGTCTTTATTATACTTAGAGTACAAGGAGCCGTGCCAATATATCTTATTACTCTTGCAATAGACCTGTTCATCTAATGTCACAGCAACTTCTCCAACTCAGCTAGGTCCTTCTCCCATAATGTCTTAGGAGTCTCTTGCTTCATAATCTCTAACTCCTTAGCCTTCTGAGCCCACTTCTCCTTAGCCTCCTCAGCCTTCTCCTTAGTTATAGATACTAGGGGCATGTTCAATAGCTTGTCTACTAAGGTATATCCTCTATTCTTTATCTGAGTCTCTACATCTGCTCTCTTAAGTTTGAGGTTGATTGTACCCTCTATTACATCTACTATAAACTTGTAAATCTCTTCAAGTACTGCTAGCTCTTTGGTTAGACGTTCAACCTCACTTACTATTCTCTTATTTAGATACTCTAACTTAACCTGATAGTAGTAGTTGAACAGTTCCTTGGGACTCCTAAACTCCGTAATTGCATTGTCGGCATCTAAACATATTAAGGACTCAGTGTAAGGTACAACTAGCTTGAAGTCGTTCATAATATCATCTATACTCTTCTTGGCTTCCTCAGGACTTAATGTTACTTTAAACTTGAACACATCCTCTTCGGAGAGATCGTCGTACTTGATAAGTAAGCCTCTATCCTTAAGTTTCTTCAATATTACTATATAGTCTGCTAGGCTGTAGTTGACAGGAATCTCTGTAATCGTAAGCTTATCTTTATCTAACTCCACGGTACCCTTAATAAGCCACCTATTATCTCCCGCAGGTTCTATTGTGCCTTTGAAGCCTTTGAAGTATGGAGTGAAGGCATTCCGTGATAGAGCCTTGTGATTAAGAGTGTCCCTTATGGCTTTGATGAGTGCTTTAGGCGATCTACTTAATATCTTGGCTGCGAAGCCTACTCCTATGCCTGTACAGCCATTAACTAAGATAAGAGGGAGGGTGGGTACGAAGAATCTAGGTTCAATTATGCCCCCTTCAAAGATCTGCGTTATTAAGTTAGCGTCATCTTCCTTCTTGAAGAGCTGGTTGAAGTAAGGTTCTGGATATGTGTATATGTAACGCGGGGCTGATGGTTCGTGGCTGAAGCGTGTGCCGAAGTTACCATCCGCTACTAACAGAGGTAAATTATTGGCTCCTGCATAATCTTGTGCTAGAGTTGTTATGGCTCCTACAATACTCACATCACCATGTAGATAGTCCGTCTCAGCTGCTACTAATGGGCCAAGTTGTGATACCTTCTGGCGAGTTGTTAGATTCTTCTTCTTGATTGTATATACTGCCTTCCTATGAGATTGCTTCAAAGAGTCTATTGCACTCGGTAGTGACCTGAAGCTTAGGTATAGTGCAGAGGAGCTGAAGTCCTCCTCTAGGAAGTTGGTTATGTTCTTGGAATCTTGCATTGTAAGGCTTCTCCTCTCTATGTATAGTATAACTCCTAATGTCTCAATTAGTCAAGCTCCCTATGAGACGAAGAGAGCTCCTGATAAGAGGAGCTCTGAATAACTTAGTTAGTCTACGGACTTACTTAATCTCAAGTTGCTTGGCTGTGGACTTTACTTCCTTGACAGGGATGTAAATAGTAAGGAGGCCATCTCTGTAAGTTACCTCGGTCTTTGAGGTATCATAAACCTCTGGGATCTTGTAGGTCTTCTTGAATGATGTGGCCTTAATCCTTCTCTTAAGATATTTACGTTCGTCGGTCTCAACCTTAGGATCAGCCTCAATAGTAAGTACTGTACCATCTACAGATACATTGAGCCACTCCTTCTTATAGCCAGTCAATGCCATCTCGTAGTAGATAGACTTATCATCCTGACTAATAGCAATGTTGATTGGAGGGAAGTTATCCTCAAAGCTAAACTTAGGACTCTTAAAGATCTGATCAAAATCTGAAAAAGCCATCTTGAAAAAGTCATCATCCCAAATTGTGTTACAAAGGAGAGATCTACTTGGGGATGTCAAAGTAGTCATTGCCTTGTTCTGAGCCATATCACGTCCTGTGATCATATAATACTCCTTCGGAGCTTCATGCTCCTGTCTCAATTATAAGCCAACTGCCTGTTGGTTACTTCAATTCAAATTAGTGTAGGACTTGTAGGGTCTCACACCTTATGTATATAATATAACCCTTAAATCCCTGAATCTTCAATAATTAGGGGAGGGATTTTTTACCAGGACTACTAATATAATATAATCAAGAGGAACGAACTTAAATGCAAAGATTAGTTGAAGGCACTATTACAGGACAAATATTACAGCACATGAATCATACAGAGGACTTAATCTTAAATGGGCCTGAAGCTTGTGAATATGTATATGATACATTACAAAGTATGTATGATATGCTCAGAGGTAATACTACCCAAATAAGAGTATCAGTTAAGCTTGACGGTGCTCCTGCAGTTATTGCGTGCAGTGATTATAAAGGCCAGATGTTTGTGGCTACTAAGTACGCCTTCAATGCCAGGACAGGAGAATTGAGAGAAGATAGAGTAGCTCACAATGAGGATGAGTTAGACAATGTAACCTCCAATCCTGAAGTTAAACATAAGCTGAGTCTACTACTTAAAGTCTTACCACTGATAGATATACCTAAAGATGAGATATGGGGTGGTGATTACCTATTTGAGAATAGTGACTTGGAAAGGGATATTATAGATGGCACTCCTTGCATATTATTCCACCCTAATACTATTGTATATGCTGTACCTGAATCAGACCCTCTAGCTACCAAGATTAAGAGAAGTAAGTTTGGGATTGCCTGGCATACTTGTTATAAAGGTGATGACTTGCAGCACCTTAAAGTAGGCTTCGATGTCAACATATCTAAGGTTCAAGAAGTACCTACAATATTCCAGATAGATGCCACCATGCCATCTATAGCAGGAGTAGTAACACTTACAAGAGAGGAATCTATTGAAGCTGAGGAATTATTGGATAATATAAGGATTCACCTTGATACTCTTAAAAGTGAGGACTATTACAATAATATTGTAGAGGACCCTCAATATGTTACCTACTTAAACACTTATAGGAATGCTCTAATTAGACAAGATAAGCAGATGCCAACGGCTGCAGGATTCTTTGAGTGGTTAAGTGGCAAGTATGACGCTACTATTGCTTCCAAGACAACCACTAAATCTAAAGAGGGTTGGACAATTAAGAAGAACCTTGCCTTAAATAAGGTAGAAGAAGAGAACTTAAACTACTTATACAACACCCAAAATCTGATCAGAATCTTAAAAGAGATGTTCATAGATAAACTGAACAACCTCACCAACTTAAAAACCTACTTAAAATACACAGATAATCACTACCAGAGGGCTAATGCTGAGGGTTATGCTATATCAGATATTAATGGTAATGTGCAGAAATTTGTGAGTAGACTGGAGTTCTCTAAAGCTAACTTCTCAAAGGATATAGCGAAGGGGTGGACATCTGAAAGAAGAGAATTGGAGTCTAAGATTGTAAAGTACAGTAAATTAAGGGAAGCAGATGAGGCCGTGGTAGATAAGATTGATGACCTTGTACAATCCCTTAATAATGCCATAGGTACGGATAATAAGAAGGGTAGGCAGCCTGCTACTATAACCCCTAGGACAACTAAAGTAACATATACTCTGCAACCTAAACAAGGCGATAGCGAAATAAGAGATATTAAGCAAGATAAAGCCTCAGATTATCTAAATACAATTGGTAAGGATAATCGTAGCTTCCACTTAGGTAGAACACCTATTATAGACTTTGTTGAAGACGACCTAGTTGTTAGATTACAGTTTAAGCCTAGAGGTACTGGCGCTCAAGATACTGAAGGTGACGAAGTATACTGGGCTTATTGTATGGCAGCTATACAGAATAATAGAGAAGAACTCTTACCTCAAACACCTGAAGATGTAGAAGACTTTGACTTAACACAACTTGGTCTAGCACCTACACGCAAGGCCAAATCATCTAACTTCAGAGGTTATACTGAAGGATCCAGGATGTTATGTAGTATGTACTTGAAACCGTCTACACCTTATATCTTCTTCAGGGGGAATACTGTTATAGACAATATAGGTGATGGTAATTACAGATCTCTACATACTCTTATAAATAAGGCAGCTCGGATTGTTGCTGGTAGGGGATCTAAGGATACTTGGAATCCATCTGACATTATAGCTTGTGCAGTGCCAACTTATGACTCGTTTGTGAGAGAGTGGGGGGAAGAGATAGCTAATATTGAAGCTAAGCCTGCCTCTAATAGAAACTTCGATACACTTAATGCTATACTTAAGAGATACTTAGCATCTAAAGAGGTAGTTGGGATATCCCTTAAGGATATAGGTAATGGCCTAATACACGTAGAAGAAGTCAATGTTAATAATGATGAGACCCCTAAATCAGATTATGATATTACCTTAGATAGTGTAGTATGTGCACCTCTAAAGGTAAGAAGCGAAGCTAAGGAATTCTACGGTAAAGTTATGTCAACAGGACTGGCTCTAAGATTAACTTGTGATGGAGTAGGTGTTATACTACAGTATAGACTCTTCGGTGGCCCTGGAATGCAGGCTGAGGCTTATGAGGTAGGGGGTGCTGCTAAACTTGGTAAATGCTCTATAAATGTTATAAAAGACTTATATAGAAAGTTTGGAGTAAGAACAGAAGTACTAACTGTTAAGGACTCTGAGAGTATAATGGTGGCTCCTGAAACACTAAGCTCTAAAATACAGAGCATAGTAAACTCCGGGCTTCCTATAACTATGCCTGGTGATCCTCTAAGTATTGAAACGTTTGAGAAGTTTGCTAAAACGACACAACCTGAATCTGAAGAAGATTATCGAACCTACGTAATGTGGCCTAGAATTATAGACTTCCTGTATCTACTAAGTATAGTATATAATGATCCTGATAAGTTGAGCTATGTATTGCAGACTCTCTATAAAGGAGCTAAAAAAGAGTTTGAGTATTGTGCACCATTCATTAAACTCTGGTAAAAAAGAAGGGAACTTATGAGAAAAGCTACTCAGAAAGAAATAGAAAGGTTTGTGACTTATAGAGCTAATCATGTAGCACTTGTACAAAGAATAGGTAAACTTGTATTCGATATAGACTTATCAGATCATGATCATGATAAGATTGAATGCAGTGGAGAAGACCTGAACTTATGGTCTCTTAGAAACCTTATGCAAGATGACGAATATCACCCTAACAAGGACGATAGAAGAATCTTAAATAAGATAAGTGTTATACATAAAAAGACGCAGCCACACCACCCGGAATATTGGGATGATAATGTAACAGTAGAAGATATTATAGAAGGTGATAAACAAATTGTAGCTACTAAGATGTCTAAAAAAGCCTTACTGGCTATGATATGTGATTGGGCTTCAGTAGCTATTAAACTTAATCAACCTCTGTTTAAGTTCTACAATAGTGCCGTAGAGTCTGAGAATCCTAAATATGTGTTCACTGATAATCAGAAGAAGTTTATAGTAGAGGGCATGTTACAAATAGAGAAGAATATAGATAAGGATAAGTTATACTGGTTGGGTAAGAAGTATACAGCTAATCAGGTAGACCCTCTAGGAACTATAAGTCTAACTGAAAGAGTATCTAAAAAACTAAGAGTTCTGGAAGAGTCAATCTTAGATGTACCACAAAAAGAATATTGTAAGGAGCTCTTGACAGCTGATGATAAGATGAAACCTGAGGTTAGGGATCAAATCTTAAATACTGTTAAAAACTGGCAGAGTCAAATCAACTTTGACTTCGAGGTAAAGAAGGTATATGCTAAGGGATCACTGCTGAGTAAAAGATATAATGATGCTTCAGACTTAGATGTATCCATATATACAAATATGTCTAAAGAGCAACTAGATAGTGTGTATGATATTATACCTAAAGGTCAAAATATTGAGGGTACAGAACACCCACTTGACTTCTTTGTCTTAATAGAAGGAGAAGATACTCCTGAAAAGAACTTGGATAATATCTATGACGTCTTGAGCGATAAGTGGGTTAAGAGAACCAATGAATATGAGAATGAAATACCTCTTGACTATGTTGTACAAGTTAGTAACTTCTTCATAAATGGTGCCAGAATTGCATTAAGTAACTATGAGAATGATAAAATCCTCTACGAATACTATAATGACCTAGACTCCCAGAACTATGAAATAAGTGAAGAAGAATTAAATAGTACAAGAGAACTTAAAAAGAAGGACCTTATGGCAGATCTAGATGCTCTTAAAATAGCTTTGCATATGATAAGCTCCTTCAGGCAGGAAGTATATGAGGAGGAAAATCCTCAAGCCTTCAATATATCTATTGAAACTACCTCAGATAATCCTCATGTATCTATAAATGAGCAGCTTGCTAAAACACTCGAGAAGTTCGGTATAAGACAGGCCCTTAGAGATGCTGTGGATGCTTGTGAAGCTCTAATAAATGAAGGTGAAAATACCCTTAAGGAGGAAGTAACTAGCAGTGCATTTGCTGGAATGGTGCCAGAAAATAATCTTAGAATGATTAAGTTGAATATGACTGCTGTTAAGGATCTTGAAAAGGAAAAGGGTGAAAATCTTAAGGAATCTAAGAACTTAACAGCTGCTATGTGCTTCGGAAGATATAATCCCCCTACTATAGGCCACTTAAAACTATGGCAGGTACTTGGGCACGTAGATGCAGATACAAGACTCTTATACACATCACATACTAGGGATAATAAGAAAAATCCTCTGGACTATAGTACTAAGGCAGCCTTAATTGAAGCTTGTATTGAGGAGCATAATATAAATGTGGCATTTGTTGATACTGAAGCTCGCACGTTTATAGATGTGGTCATAGATGTATATAATAAGGGTTATAATAACTTAATTATTGTAGCTGGTAGCGATAGATTGAAAGAACTGGTTGACTTGGCTAAGAAATACAATGATGTACCTAATAGAATAGGAGAAGCTTATCACTTCGATAGTATTGAGGGAAGAAGTGCAGGTCAAAGAGATCCTGATTCTGAAAATGTTGAGGGCATCTCTGGTACTAAAATGAGACAGTTCGTTAGGGATAATGACTTCGAGACCTTCTCTAAATATTGTCCTGTTACTGATAAAAATATTGTAAAAGATGTTTGGGAAGAATTAAGAGCAATCTTAGCTTAAATGTGAAAGAGGAGAGTCTAAACGCTCTCCTCTAATCTTCAACTTGTTCAGCTATACGGTTCTTGAGTTCCAGGAAGAGTAAGTTGAATGCCTCCTCCTCCTTACTGTCTAGGTATAACTCTTTGAATGTCTTAAGTGTGTTGCGTGCCCTTGGTTTGCGGAGTTGTAATACCATCCAAGGCAAGAATCGTACGAAGGTCTTATAGGGTAACATGTTGTAAGCATCGTCTACAAGAGTACCAATCTCTGAATAGAATATGCTGTAATCCTCTGCGACTTGATCCCAAGGATCGTCTCCCTCTAATGTCTTACCAAATGCACTCTGCCAGGGTAAGCAGGCATTAGAACTTACTAAATCTAAAAACTCCTTACCATCGTTCTCTCCACTAAACGTTGTATTGAGAGAGAATACCATGTCCTCAGATGCTTGTCCATACATAGCCTCTAATAACTTCCAGTATAAAGCCCCTGCAAATGAAGTTAAGACCTTCCAGCCTGGCTTAGTGTATTGCTTCATCAATAGTAAGGCTGCGTCTGTACAGATCTCATCAACTCGTTCAGGTTGTAAGAAGATACCCTTACGCTTAATCTCCTTAAGTGCCAAAGACCTCGCATATGTCCTTAGTAATAAGAAGTAATCATCTCTGACTTGTTTGGAGCAATCCTCTTTGAGGTACTCCTCTTGTAGTCTCTTACACTCTACCTCAGTCTTAGGAGGTAGAGTATTATACTTAACTCGCTTGATCTTAGAAGGCATCTGTTAGTCCTCTAACTTAGATACTAATGCTAGACAAGATGGTGCTTCTAGTAATACACCTGGGCCATCCTCATCATAAGATACCTTGAGAGTTGCTTCAGGATCATTGAGTAAGAGCTTAGTTATGATCTTCCTGAGGGTCTCTGAATCAACTGTAAAGATACCATCCTCTGTACCCTCAGCATCATCTAACTCCTTGGTAATCTCAGCTGTTGGATGATGATAATGCAATAAGACCTCCTTACCCTTCTCAGCCTTAAAGGTAATTGGCTTCCACATACTGCCCTCATAAAAGCCTGTAAAGAAGTCTAGGCCTTGCTTAAGTGAGGCTAACTTAGTGCTGAAGTAGCCATTGCCTTGAGGTAGAATTGCTTGAAACTCTTCATCAGAAGGTAATGCAATCTTCCTGTCACTTGATACCATGTAGATTGCTGAGTTGAAATCTTCCCAATAGAAAGTACCAAAATCTGAGTTGAATAAGAACTCATTGGATGTTGGAGTTAGATAGTTAAGAAGCTTGATTGTGGTGGAGTGAATATAAATGTAATCACTATCAGTAAATAACTCCGAAGGTAGAGAATCCTTAAGAGAGATTTTGAGTACCGCTGATCTATCTGAGTATATAACATCTTGCTGCCCTAAGCCTACGGAATTAGCTTGAGATGTTGAAGATGTAAATAAACTGTCTGCAAAGTTCAGAGCATCTACGACCTCTGGGGTAAATGTAAGTCTATGCTGATTAGAAATCTCCTCTCTCTTAGATGCTAAGAAGTTATCCAGTACAATAGCTTCAGGGCTGTCTTCTTTGAAGTATAGTACCCCTAAATTAATAACATCAGAAGAATCTGGTGAAGTAATCTTGAGAAGGTTGGGGGTGAACTCTAAGACAATAGAAGAGCTGCCTTCAAACTTCTGAAGAGCAATCTGCCACTTATTAAAATCTACTGAAAAGTAAATAGACTTGTCTAAAGTTGTAGTGGTTGTAGGAATAGTCGTCTGGAAAACCCCATACTGACCCCTTAACATAAGTCTGAAGAATTCAGGAGTAGCTTTGAAATACGCCCTAGTGAAGAAAGCACTTAAGAAGTTAAGTAGCTTAGTCTCTGCTTTGAAAATATTTAAATTATCTCTTGTTAATGTAATATTCATTGTTATTGTGTTAATCCTTATGTATATAATATAAGATTATGTCTTAAAAAACCCTCGCAAAATTGAAAAAAAAAATTGAAAAAATACTTGACCAAATAGTAAGTCTTGTAATATAATTATTATGTTGATTAGGAGGATAGTAAAAATTATGAGAGTAACAACTGAAGATCTTAAAAAAATGAAGGAGCTAGATATTATTAAGCTTATCAAAAATCCTAATACGGACTCAACGTCTTACAATAGAGCCTGTGAATACTTACTTAAAAAGTATGATAAGATGTTCCACAGACACTGGTGGACATTGCAGAGACAACTTGGTAACTCTTATATTGTTAATGATCTAAAAGATGAATACTACTCTTGTGCTTATGAGGCGTTCTTCCAGGTTATTAGAAAAGTAGATACTACTAGAATCTATGACGAAAACTTCAAGATTATGCAGCTCCTGTCTTGGTACTTAAGTAACGTTAGATCTAGACTTATTAAGGAGGCCCTTAAGAGATCTAAAACTAAGCCTATTAACTATGTTAATAGTACTGAAGATCCTAATAATCAAACTATTGACTCAGACGTGGAATCTGCATATTGGAATTATGAGGGTGGCTATATGTCAGAGCCCTCTTACCAGGCTGAGGTATCTGATAGAGAGGAAACTTGTAACCAAATCTTAATGGAGTGCTTCGGTAGATGGAGTGATCTTGAAAAACATATCTTTGCATTGTTAAGAGCTGGAAAGAATAAAACAGAAATAGCGGAGGCTCTCAATATCAAACCTTCAAGAGTATATGTTAAAATATGCAAAATGAAGAAGGAGTTAAAGGAAGCCTTAGGCGTGGAGGCAACCACTAATTAAGCATATGGAAAAGAATGACTTCACTCAGCGAACAGCTCTGATAAATGATATACAAAAGCAGATAGGAAAGGAAAGAATAGAAATTGAAAGACAAAGAGATATGGTTGTATCCCTAATCAATGATGTGGTTAACTTGGCATCTAAAAGAGATGTCTTGTACTCTAAATATCTGAACTTCATCAATGAATTATCCTTCGATGTGCCTACTGTATCATCTGATTTGTTCCCGGGTATTAAACCTACTCTAAATAATGTAGACTTAAACGACTTGCAGAAAAAAGCTGATACTATGAAACAGTATGCTCAGGATATTGACTCCCTTAATCATAGATATGACTTTGCGAAGTCCTCTTGTGTTAAGACCCTTAAATCACTATTGTCTACTGTGCTTAACGTAATAAGTCAAGAAGATCAGATACAGGATCTTAGTACAACTTTGTTGTACGACTTAGACAGCCCTTATGACGTTGGTCAATTAGCTAAAAATAGTTAAAGTGAAAAGCTACCAGAAGGGTAGCTTATATTATTATGTGCCTAAATTGCTCTAAATAATGAGCACCATAGGTATCTGTAATGTATTGTAAGTATTGGCTATAATCTGTCACTATTATGACATTATTATATAACATGCAATTATACTTATCTTGCCACGATAACTTAGTATAAGGATCTAGAGGTTTACCTTCATCATTAAAGAACATAGGACCCTTAATCTCTACCAACTCACCTTCTACTCTAAAATCAGGATAATAGTAATGTATCTTGCCTGAACCATCTACATACTCTAACTTCTCAGTATGATAAGTGAAGTCTATATTGTGATCCTTAAGCCAGATGTAATATGCTAACTCGGGCTTAGAATCAAACTTAATACCTCTGTAGTAGTATCGCTGTGACTTCTTGACTTGAAACTCACGGACTTGGGAAGGATTACTTACACCGTATCTCTTAAGCATAGTTCGATGGGTCTTGTCTATCATCTCCTTGCCCTTAAGGGCTCTTATATCCCTGTTGATCTTCTTAACCTTCTCAGTTTGGAATGGTATTCTAGCCCCATAGTTCTTAAGACAAGTCTTCTCCTTCTTCTCTTGTACCCACTTAAGCTGCGAAGGATTGTTCACACCATACTTCTCTAAACACTTACGTCTCTTAGACTCATTCTGACACTCAACTCTACAACAAGTATCCCTATAATATCTACCTCCATTAGTCTCAAACTTGCAGCTATTACTACATATTGGACATCTAGGGGGCTCGCTTAAATTATTAGCAACACAATATAGGAACTCTTGAATAGTTGGGAAGGTATTCGAGTACTCCTTAAGATCAGGATACTTTGTAAATACATCTTCTAATAACCCACTCCAGATACGTGGTCTTAATACAACCTTATAGGGATTACTTGCTTTTGGGTGGCGTGTGAATACTCTACCATCTACTAGGATATCTACAATCTCTTTAAGAGTTCTTTGCATCTCTATCCTTTAAATATTGAGCTATCTTGTCTTTTAAGGGGTCCTCTTCTCCTTTATTCTCCCAATATACTCTTCTCTCTACAAAATATCTGTCTTCTAGTTCATTAGATAACTCTACATTAAATGGGTCAGGATCTTCATACTTGCAAGTCTTCCACTCTACCCCGAAGTTCTTGGGGTCTCTACCCCCTTTGTAATAGTCACCCTTATTTAAATCAGAAACTTCACAATCTATAACTAATGGTACCCAATTGTTCTGCAATTCAGGAATAATTCTCTCAAATAAATGCTTAGCATGTGAGAGGACAGGTTTGATCTCATCCTTCGCAATAAAATAGTCTACGCTGTCATGAATCTCTCCCCACGTCCACGATTTATAACCATTCTCTCTCATCCACGTTTGCATCTCATATTGTGCTCGACCTCTTATACAAGCTTCCATGTTCTGAGCCGCGTGATTTGCACTAATGTTCTCTAAATTCCTAAGCATGCCGGAGTTAACTTGATTATCGTATTCCCCTCTTAAAAAGAGTTCTATTAAGTTACGCACTTTGCCAAATTCAGTCCTTACATAACCATTATTAGCTGCTACTTCCTTCTCCCTAACTATCCTGCTCCACAGACCTGGATAACCTTTAAAGAAGTTCTCCCTCAAAGACATACAAACTGCTATATTTTTGAGTTTGGCTTCACACTCCCCTTTGTAAGACTTTCTGGCTTGCTCTAAAAATCTCTCTGCATGATTGGTCTCTATGTACTCATCGCATTGATCTTCATCCCAGAATGATTCAAGTGCGTTATCTGATAAAATCTTTGCTGAACCTCCAAAGATTAACAAAAAATTTTCAGACTTCGCCAGCTGACGCATCTCTGAATAAGGCTGAATAGTCTTTTGTTTTCTAAACTCTTCTTCTGTTATCTCTCTATATTCTGTTGTCTTTGTAATCTTGCAGCTCATGTATATAATATAAAAAATATTAATGAGAATCTACCCTCCCCTAAATTCAAAAGCAATTGGAATGACTTCTATCTTGCCATGAAAAAAAGTGGGCTGTTATCAGGGAATCTCACTAGTTCTAAGGAGCATTAAAAAATAGCCACCTTTTGGATGGCTATTAATTTTTAATTTTGAAAACAAAGGATTTTTTCACCGTCTTAAGAATTATCTTACGAAGTCCTCAATCTTTTTCCAAATAACACCGTAGTTAGAGTCACCATCTGGTTCTGAATCCATTACAATATTATAAGCTTCTTTTGCAGCTTCTTCTGGTGTTGGGTAATCTGCTTTATCTAATTCAAGGCCTCTGGTAATATCATCTTCAAGATACCAATAATCGTCCCCATCATCAACTTGAGATTTTAGTTCTTTAATCCAACTAGCGATGGCTCTTTCAGGTGATTTTACTCTAGAGAAGAAACATTCTTCATCGTTCCACATGAACATTACATAAGTTCCAACTGGGGCTGTTATTCTAGCTCTACATTCATATCCAGATATGTCTGATCTTTCTGTAGAAAATATAGGATCTTCGTAATCCTCGTGATCAAACCCAGCATAAACTGCCATCTTAGATGAGTTATCTTCTCTAAGAAGAGTGGCGTGTCTCAGTAAATTGTGTTCTTTCCATTTTTTCATATGTTAAAACATTCCTTTTATAAAAGATTTCTTTTGATTAATTAGTATTGTTTTTTTTTTTGATTAATTTGCAAAAATTAGCTGAATTTGTATGTGCAACCACTCAGAAAAAGATAGATATTACCCCTAACCGTTCATTATTCAATTCTAAATCCTTCGTGTTCACTACTCCTCAAATCTAATTAATCTCCCCCCCTAATTGATTTCTCCCTTTTCACAATAAGACTACTAACAATAGAGAGTAGGGCCACCGTAAGGATCTGCTGGATAATGTGTTCCCTTAGAATTAACATTAGGAATAGCTCCTGGCTGAAGAGTAGTTCACTGCTTCAATTTGCTTTATTTCCACGTAGCTTGAATTCACCATCAAAATGATTTCTTCTAGCTGGGAAAAAGTCAACTTAGACAAATCTTCATCTTTTCCAATAATAATTTTTATTACTTTAAGTGCCTCTGTAGGTGTCATTTTAATTCTCCTTATACTAAGTTTTTATGAACTTCAGTCTAGGCTGAAAAGCAGTTCACTCAAAATAATTCTTGGAGCTCTTGAAGAAGCTCTGTAGAATCATCTATTGAATGTATAGCTTCTAGAATATCTTGTCTTAATCCTCTGTGATTTTTCTTGTCGAACATATCTTTGCTGACATTAAAAAGAATATTTGAAGCTTCAGTCATGTAAGAAATTGCCACATTGAGTTGTTCGTTATAATTCATGAAAATTTTCCCCTCTTATAATTATATTATAATATAAGAGAAAAATTATGTCAATAGATCTTCTGAGAAAGGATTTCCTCAACACTTTAATACAGCAGCATTTGATATATGAAAAGAACGGTGTGTATCGATGGTATGGAAATAAGCAAAAGCAAGCAGAAAAGTTGTTTGGACAATCACTTTTGAAAAAATATTTTTCCTCTGCTCAAAATCTTATATACTGCATTAACCATAATATAGAAATTCAAGAGAGATGTCCTATATGTGGAGAATTTGTTGAAAGAGACAAATCTGGATATTTCAAAAAATATTGTGGAAAAGAAGAATGTAGAATTAGACTCTTTGGAAAAAAGAGTCCTCAAAGAAAAATTGAAGGTATTAGGAAATGGAATACTGAAAAATTGAGAGAGACTATTCGATCCTATCATAAAGATTTCTACGATCTTAAAAACACTTATTACACAGAAGCTCTAAGCAAAATTAAAATAGGGTGCCCAGTACATGGGGAAGTAGAAATATCTACGCAAGCAGCAATAAGAGGAGCAGGTTGTAGATTTTGTGCAAATAAGAAAAATGGAGCTAAAAGTACACCAAAAACTCTAAGTCAAGAAGAATTTGTGAAGAGAACAAAAGAAATACATAGGGACACTTTAGATTTAAGGGGATCAATCTATAAAAGCAACAACAAAAAAGTAGAAGTGAAATGTAATGAGTGCGACAACACCTTCTATATTAGGCCTGCAGATTTATGGGCAGCACATGGTTGCCCTATTTGTAAAGAATCCAGAGGAGAAAAACTCATCAAAAATTTTCTTGAGAGAAATAATATTTCCTACGAAAGGGAAAAAACATTTAAAGGTTTGAAGTACAAACTTCCTTTAAGATTTGATTTCTATCTCCCTACCTATAATTTATGCATAGAATATAATGGTGAACAACACTACTCTTATGAAAGCATGTTAGGATTGATGAGAGGAAAAGAAGATTTGGCCAAAAAAGCTTTTGAGGAGTTACAAATTAGAGATAATCTCAAAATTAAATTTTGCGGTGAAAAAGAAAATCCTGAACTACTTGTCATCCAGGATTTGAAAGAAATTGAAGATACTTTAAAAAATAAGCTCACTTAAAATACTCATCACTTAGAGTGTCCTCTTCTGTTAATTCCTCTGCCAAGATAGATCCCCGGTTCTTAGTAAATATAACCTCTCCTCCTAAGAAATCTACTGCTTTTCCATCTTGTTCTACATGAACATTTGTCACATTAAATTTTCTTCCTTTAGCTAAAGTAGCCCAACCTGTAGCTGAGTGAATATCTGCGTTTGGTCTTCTAAGTACCTCTCTAAGATAATCTTCTTGACGGGAGTCGATAGACGCCAATCTTAGCTGCAAGCTACTATAATCTATAGTTGTCATATAATACTCATCATTATTAGGAGTAATAATACACTTCTTAACTTTAGTAGCCCAGTCAGAATGAGAAGGTACTTGCTGCATATTAGGATTTGTACATTTTGATCTTCCTGAATCTGCAAACATAGGTCTATAATTAGGATGCATTCTCCACGAATTATCTTCAGGATGATAGACTAGACACTTAGACCACCCCTTATCCCCCTCCTCATCATTATCTCCTAAAAACTCTGCGATTACTGAATTAGAAGTTTTATCCCCAATAAAAGTATTTAAGAGGGTTTGTACGGATTTCATTTCCGTTATAATCTTAGCTTCCTTATGATCTTTTTTCCAGCGAGTTAATTGAAAATCTCCTACTAGATAATCCCCTGCTTTTGATCTTCCTAAATCCTCCCAACCTTTACTCTCTAATAATTTGCCTAATTTAGGATTAGAAGTCCATTCAAAATCTTCGGATACACCAAAGCTTTCCGCTAGTTGTTTCCTTAGATCTTTTAGATAATTATGCATCTCCTCTCTTAAGGCATCAATAGCATCTTTATCTACATAAACTCCTCTATATTCTATTCTAGCATACATATTCTCAGCAGGAATACGTCGTTCATAATAATAATCTACAATTCCTTTAGAAGATAATTCATTCGGGTATTTTTTATCTAATTCCTTTGCACAATTCATTAGATTTGTATATATCCTTCTTGTTACTATAGCATCCATTACGGCATAGTCCCAAAGTATTTCTTCAGGAATATCATCAATATAACTAATATTTTTACCTTTGCCTAATTTGGCTTTAACGGTATCTAAAGGTCTCTCATATCCTCCATATTCACTATATAGATAAGCTAAAGCCTTAAGAGAATTGGATCGAGTCTCGTCAATGCTATGCCCTAATGCAATAATGTCTTCATCAATTTTTGCTTCAGGAATTTCATTTTTCCACAAATGCTTAACATCGAATTTTCCATTTGCTAAGCACTGCCTACTATTTTTTAGGATTTCCCTCAATTTTAATTTATTATCGTTTTCTTCTATGATTTTCCAGGGAATATACCAACCTTCAGTGCCATTATAGCTTAATGTGATACAACCAATTCGATCTTTGAGGAAACTGAGGCCAGAGGTTTCCAAATCCCACGCGAGGAGTTCCCCCCTCTTATCTTTGTTAGGTTCATAAAACTCTTTAATGAATTGTTCACTTGTTTCTATTTTATGTTTTATTAATTTAGGATAACGAGGAATAGGCTTAGCCCCATTTTGAACTAAACTACTAATCTTTATTTGTGCTAACTTTGTTTTATAGGAATCCACGGGATCTTTAAATCCTCTGGCAAAGATATCCCTGAAGCTATCTATAGGATAAATCCAGTGTCCTTTTTCTGTTGTTAAATCTTCCGAAAACCAAAAATTTGACTTACCAAAAAATAATTGCTGAGTGTAAGCGGGGTAGATATCATCTTCAAGTATTAAAGAATATAAAGCAGCTCCTACTGTAATAATAGGGGAATACTTTGGTATGTAATCATAAAACTTAGACCTGTTATTCTTATAAAACTTGATCTTTCCTTCTGCTTTAACTACCTTATCATCGACTTTACAATTAATAGCAGATATTATTTTATATTTTCTTAAACCTAACCTAATCAAAAAAGTTTCTATGGCTTTTAAAGCAAAGTCTTCGTACATTTCATCTGTTAAAATAACTGGGACAAAATCATACTTAGTTGGAACGTCACTCTTATCCACTAATAATGGGTTGTCGTAGAGTTTTAAATCTAAGATTTGTTTTTTTGAAGATACTTTTATATTACCAAAACTAAAACCACTCATTAAAAACAGGCTCCTCTTATATATAATATAATGAGAAGCCTTGTATTTTTCAAGCCGTAGAATTCGTTTTTTTGATTTGTCTTACGGGTATTTTCTTAATTTGATCTTCTGGTTTTTTAGGGGTTTTGCATTTTTTCTTCTTGCGTTTTTTAGCGCTTGTTTTTTTCTTAGTATTTTCAATTCTAGGAATTTGAGAACCATCAAACGCAATTTTACAGAAGAAGTAGCCCTCTACATATACTTTAGGATAGGACCATTGCTTAGGTGTTATATTTTTTAGGTCTTCCTCTGTTTCCTTTAAAGACATAATCTCTTCTGCTATACTTGTTGCAGCAGATTTAATCTCAGAATAAGAGAAGACTTCTCTAATAAAAATTTTATTATGGAATTTACAACTTACTTTAGATTTCATAGCTACGGCTTATCTCTATATATAATATAACCTTAAGGGTAAAGAATTTCATTGATTGCAGGGAGAATTTATTGTGAAGTTAATTGATAAAGCCTTTTGCTTTAGCTAAAGATTGTCTACATAAAGAAGTGAGGGGAGCAAGCCAACCAAGGCGTAGTCCATATCTTCTCTATCTAGAATGATCTCTATGATCTTATAAACTACTTTTAATTTAAAGATTCTTTTATTAATTACTTCTAATTATTAATTTATTTAATTTAATCTTAATTATTATTAATTCATTTATTTAATTTACTCAACTTAGATTCTTCTATTGGTTTGAAGCAATATCAGCCTATCTAAATATATAATTCATATAAGATATAGGATAGGTTATATCTTTAAGTTGACTGAAGTAATATATTTAATGATCTTAAATTAATCGATAGTCGGTGCCTTGGTAAGGGTTCATAGTGTTCTAACTATGCTCTTACACTCGTACCTTCTTTACTTTTCAGCGTCTCTTTTTAAGACTGTGCTTAGATTATGTAAAGGCCAGTAGCTGGCGAAGCTCATCCGTAAGGTAAGTAAATACCTATTGCATTTAACGGATGGAGTTGTACGCGATTACAGGGTTTTTCATTTTAACAGAATAAAGCTGTTTTTCGACTTTGCCAAAGCCTCATCTTTATTCGCCCCCATTCCCTTGGCTGGATTGGTTAACCACGCACGGCCCTTTTTGCATTCAGCCTCTCAGATAAGTTCTCTCAACTTGAGTTCCCCGTTACAGCCTTCAGCAAGTACCTTTTGGCAGGTACAACCGCCTATTTAGCTATTTCTATTGTCCAGGCTTCAAACCCCTTCATCCTCAAATAGCATCAACCCCCCTTTTTATCGACTGGGATTTTTTTATAGTTTGTACTTAGTTTTAAGT